TAATGTAAATACAATCGGAGCGGCAAATGATGGAGCCTCATTTCCGACAAATGGATTGCTTGACGAGATAGCAATATTCAATGCTGAACTTACATCTTCGAATGTGACATCAATTTACAATGGCGGAGTACCTAATGACATATCTTCTTTAAGCCCATTAGGATGGTGGAGAATGGGAGACAATGACGGCGGAACAGGTACGACAATTACCGATCAAGGAAGTGGAAGTAATGACGGTACTTTAACAAACGGGCCTACCTTTTCAACCATAGTACCATCTTAAATTATGAGCAGAACATATGTAATAATAAATACGGACGAAGTTAGTTCCGTGGATTTTAGTCAAGTCGAGGAGACAAGCGCAGATACAATCCGTTACTCAGTCGATGGTACAAAGACATTTGTAAAGTTCGATTCGGACACAACACCATCATTTTTGGATGGCAAAACGCAATACACCCATTCCGAAATTCTTACCATTCTAGCAACTGACGAGTGGACTGATCTTAATTTTCCTAGCGAATAATGGCACAAGAAGTCGGAGATAACACACAGATACGCGCCAACCTTGCATTTGTTGGAAAGACAATTGGCATAGTTGGAGCGAGCGTCTGGTTTTATTCTTCGATGATTGCAGACATACAAAGTATAAATGTGGATCTCATGCGGATTCATCACGAAGTCGATATGAACTCTGAGTTTCGTGTAAAATGGCCAAGGGGTGAACTCGGTGCATTACCCGATGATGCCGAGCAAAACATGCGTCTATTATTCTTAGAGAAACAAGCTACAAAGCATGAAGAAATCATTGAGGAAATCAGATATATAAAAGAACAATGATATGGAAGTTACACACTATATGTTTGCGGGAGTTGGCGTTGCCTGCTCCATCCTTGCGTTTTTCATCAAGCGTAATAAGTGGGAGATCGAGAAGATGAATGAACGACTTCGTCAAGTTGAGATATCAGACGCAGGACAGACCAAGGACTTGGAGCATCTAACCAAGCTTGCCGAGGATCGGCGCGAGGATGTGAAGAACCTATTTAAACGCCTGGAGGATAAATGAAATGTTTGAATTGCTTACGCTTTTTCTTACCGGTGGGGGGTCGGCCGCAATGGGCAGTATTCTTAAAGGCGTGTTTGGTGCGATTACCGATGCTCGTCAGCAGAAGTATGAGATGGAAATGGCGCGGGAATGCAGGAACAACGAATTTGCCGTCCAGTTCCAGGCCTCACTTAATACCGGACCTGGTGGAGCTTTCACTCGTGCTACTCGTCGCATGCTTGCTCTTATCGGCATGTTCACACTCAGCTTCATCACCTGTATCACCACCATCTACCCGTCAATTCCACTCGTCAGCACAACAAATATTACAGGAGAGGGGCGGAGAGAATTTCTATTCGGACTCCTCAGTTTTCCGGCAGAGCAAGCCCCTCTGGTCGTTACAACAGGACATATTGCCCTCTTCGAAGCAACCGTCGTGTTGCCGTTAATCATTGGCTTTTACTTCACACCAGGAGGGCGTAGATGATGTTTGATCGCGTATCAATTCTGGGAATGAGTGGTACTGCCGCTTCCCTTGGATTATCAGCTTATGACTCGATGATCGGCATTGCCGCAGGAATTGTAACCTTGGTGTACATGTCCGTAAAACTTTATCAGGAGATTAAGAAGAAGTAATGCCACGCTACGAACCATTAGGACGCATGGATGATCCGATTGCCTCCGAAGGAGATCGGGGATTTAAGGGTATAGATTCTTATCTTGAGCCTACTACTTTGCAGGGTGGATTTGTGGAGACATCTGAGAATATGCGATTGGATGGTGACATTGCAGAGGTGCGTAAAGGTATTGAGTTTAAGTCAGGCGCAGTCACCTTGACCTATTCTTCCGGTGTTGACGAAATATTTTGTAGCGCTGTCTTCTCAGACCCCGCAACAGGAAATGAATACATTGCCGCGGCAACTAAGGACAAAGTAATACTTTGGAATGATAGTAATAATACCGGACTTTATGTGGAATACACGGGGTCCGAAGTGGTTGCCGCCGCAGATGGCGCATCCTTCTGTCAATCCTTAGAGAAGTTAATTTTATTTAGAGGCACCGGAAAAGATCCATTGGAATGGGATGGCGTGTTCACAGATACCAATGGTGATGGCACCGTGGACAGCACCTTTGATTTAAAAAACAATGCGTCTCCAAGTGCGGGAACCGTTGAATGCCCAAGGACAACCTTTGGATTATTCTTTGCTAATAGATTAATTGTCCCTCAACCAAGCGATTCTGCATACACCGTGATCATGTCTGAACTCTTGGATACGGATGAATTTAGGGCAAGTACCTCGCAGTTCCGAATCAATCGAGGCACCGCAGATCGCTTAATCGGATTTACCCCATACCTGGAGAATCAGTTGCTTATCTTCTTTCGCAACTCCATCCATTTAATTAACAATGTGGCAGTCACCTCTGCCGCCGCAGTCTTTGAGATCACCCGCCAACGCGGATGTGTAGCTCGCAAGAGTATTGCCGCAAGTGGTCCACAAATTTACTTCCTATCGGATGATGGAGTATTCACCCTTCAGCAAGGCTTGGACCCTGCCAAGGGATTGGGTGTGGCAATTAGTAAAGTAAGTGGCGAAGCAATCCCATTATCGCGCCCCATTCAAGACCAGTTTAAAGATGTCAACTTTGCCGCCGCTGAGAAAGCGTGTGGCATCGTATTCGACAATAAATATTTCTAAGCAGTAGCCACGGGTAGTTGTTCAGTAAGTGGTAATAGTACAAAAGCCCAATGCGATTTAGCAGGTGGAACATGGACAGCATCCACAGAAAATACCAAAATCTTTGTTTACGACATATTAAATACAGCATGGACCTCTATCGACTCATTCCCATCCGGTTTCGTAATTGATGACTTCGTCACCGTACTTCATGGCAGTAATCCAACCAAGCGTAGACTCTTCGCAGTCAATGATAAGGGATGGCATTTAGTAGACGAAGCCGCCACCGACATCACGGGAACAATAGGGAACGCAAGCACCACATCCACCGCGATCACCGCAAAGTTAAAGACCCGCTCCTTCACCCTAGGCAACATGGAAGTGAAGAGTTGGAAGCGGGGACAACTCGGATGCGAGGTGAACAACGGGGATGCGTTCACCGTGAAAGTAAACACCACCGATCCAGACAGGACAACCACGGTCCACACCGAGAGCTATTCGGGATCGCAGGAAGAGAAATTGATTCGCTTTGGTTCTGGCAGAAGTCGCGGATACGCCGCAAATGTCGAGATTGATGTCACAGGTGGCAGACCAAAATTCCGCCATGTATCACTTGATGCCATAGCGAATGGTGCCAATGCCAGGAGGGATGTACAATAATGGCAATCACCGCATCAGTCACTCCAGGTTTTACCTATAGCACAGGTATTGAACTGGAACCTGCCGGACTTAATCTATTAGGCACTCCAACCGTTACCATAGATTCAATCTCTGCAACAAGTGTGAGGCTTGAGAACTTTACCGTATCCAATGCCCCAAGCAATGGAACCGCAGGGCGTGTAATCTATGTAAGTGACGGGGATGGGGGCAGTCCATGCTTGGCGGTGGATAACGGATCAAATTGGTTACGCATAAATTTAGGGAGCGCAGTTAGTGCAACTGATGCTGATGACTACTTGGTGGGAGAATGAACATCTTATTAAAGACTAAGAAGTTATATGATGAGATCGGGCTTGATATGTACCGTGACATAACCGCGTATTCAATCAATGGATATGTATTTATAACCCCCGATACTTTTTTACTTGGAAAAGCGGTAAATTCAAAAAGCGATACCAAGCCACAAGATCAATGGAATGTAAAGAATCCAGATGCGTGGTATGTACACATGGCAGTAACCAAAGTAAAATTAGGCATAAAGGAATTTATAAGCAGAATACCGCACCGACTACCCTTAGTTGGATGGAGCAGGGCCACAAAAGACCAACCTATTCGATGGTATGACTTTGATAAAATTAAGAGGAGAAAATAAAAGATGAGTAGTCCAGATATTAATTATCCACAGCAACCAACCTATGGCGAAGGTATGGCCGACGCGATGGAAGCACAGATGCAGATGCTTCTTGGTACTGGTGACTTTGCGGACATATATTCAGAAGCAGGTTTTGAAGGTGGTGACTTAGCCACAATCATGCGTGAAGTTGAAGCTCCACTTCGTCAGCAAACCGCACAGGTTGATACCGATGTTCTCCGCCAGACTTTGCTTGGTACTGAGAAGCAGATGAAAGTTCAGCAAGATCCTGACACGGGTAAGTTTGGAATCGCAGGTGCTGAAGTAGTCACCGATGCGGATGGTAATGCCCAGACCGCAGGTGGTGGAAGATATCAGATGGTGCAGTTGTCTGGAACTATTGCACCCAGTAAAACAGGGGGGGGTTTTACACCCGGCACAACCGCAGTATATGGAATAATTGATACTGAAACTGGTGGAATTACTGAAAGAGTCGGAGGTGAGAAGTATCTTCGTGATGGTCAGAAGTTAGATTTTATGATGCGGGGGCTTGGACAATCCGCACCTCAACAATTTACTAACGATGGCGAAGCAACAAATAGCGTTGTAAGTGCCGCGGTTAAAAAATTTAAGAGTGTTCAACAAACCATCGATGACGCAGGTGGTGATCCTGATGCCGCCGCCCAAGAATTTACCTTTACCAATCCAAACATCCCAACGGACGCATCCAAAGCGGGACAACCAGGATACGATGACAAAGGAAACCGCTTACTAGAAGGTGGGCAAAATGCAGTCGAGCAAACCATAACCGTGCGTGAAGGTGACGGTATGGTTGACCTACTTGGAGACAGGCGTGAGATCGTAGACTATCAAACCAGGCAAGCAACCGAAGAAGATGTAACCGCAGGACTCGCAACCGAAGTAGGGGAGAGTATTACCGAAGCGGTAGGCACGGGCAGACAAGCAGGATTTAGCGAAACTGGAGAGTTTCAAGGTGCTTCCGCCCTTGCCGAAGATATACAAGCGGGTAACTTATCGCGTCAACGGGAGCGAGACATTTCAGATGTCGAGCGACTAAGCGGAAGGTTTCAGAATATTATGGAGGATTATCGTCCTGCCGCTGCTACGGGTATTCAAGGTGCAAAAGAATTAATCGAAGAACAAAAAGATAAACTCACTTCCGCAGGTGGTACAATTACCATTCCCGAAGGCGATACTTTTGGTGGTGAATTAGGTGCTGTTACCGTAGCTGACCCTAATACTTTATCCGCAAGCACACAATTTAGCGGAGATGCCGCTCTTGGGCAGGGTGCAGGTGGAGAAGATACCCTTCGTTCCGCACTACTTGCAGACGCAAGAGGTGCATTAAGTGACGGACTAACGGACCGAGAAAAAGCAAGAATATCCGAAGCTTTCAAAGGGCAGTCAACCATGATGGGCAGAACCTTTGACCAATCCGCAGGGATCGCAGAGGCACAAGCACAAACCCTAGAGGATAGAAACCGTCAAATGCAAAACCGTGCATTCGCACAATCCGCACTTGGTCAGGAAACCGGATTGCAACAAGGTGATATTACCAGAGGCATGGGACAGGAATTAGATCAAGCCAACCTCCAACAACGAACTGATTTAGCACAAGCTGATATTGATACCCGTCAGGGAATTATTGATCAAGGCCAACGCCAACAAGCGAATCAATTTGGAGTGGGTGCGCAAATGGATGCGGAGCGCTTAAACGAGCAACTTCGTCAGCAAGGGTTAGCTAACTACATTGGTGCAGTTGGAAACCTCGCTCAAATTGAAGATCAATACACCCTTGATCCCTTTGCCGCTATTCTTGGCAGAGGAGGGGGAGCAAGCTTGAGTGGTGGTCAAGGAGTGCTTGGATCAGCAAGTTACGGATTGCAAAGCGGACCACAATATTTAAACCCCGAATCAGGACTTGGATACATTTCACAAATGGCGGCTAATAATGCAACGATGTATGCCGCTGATCAAGCCGCACAAGGTTCTTTTATGGATGGATTACTTTCATTTGGCGGAAATGTAGGAGGTCCAGTTACAAAACAAATACTTAAAAAATTTTAATTAAGGAGTAATAATCATGGCACGCAGACCATTCTTTTCCGGTAACTACGGATCTTCACTCGGCTCAACCGCACAAGCCGCAGATATAATCGCACGCGCGGGGCAACAGCGTGGCCAGGCGCTTGCGGGTATGGGCGCGCAAATTGGCGGTATGATTCAGCAGTATGGGTTGCATAAGGAGAAGCAGAAGAAGGCTGATGCTCGTAGTAAATCTGCATTGAATGGCATGGGTGAATTGGTAG